TTACTTTTACTCTGACCTAATGGACATTGATCTCAGACGTAGGTGGCCTATGATGCCAGCTAAGTTGTATGGATCACACAGTCTCGAGGCTTATGGTTTCCGTTTAAACTTACATAAAGGAGACTATGGTAAGACCTCTGATTGGAAAGAATGGACTCCTGAAATGGAGGACTACTGTAAACAAGACGTTGCTATTGTCGCAAAATTATGGACGCATTTCCGCAAAAAGTTGTTGCTAGCGTCAGACTAGAACATGACATAGCAGAGCTTATGGCTAATCAAAAGACTACAGGATGGCCTTTTGACATATCCAAAGCACAACAACTAGAAAACACTTTACTAAAAAGACTGGAAGAACTCAGGCACAGTGCTGAAAGTATGTGCTGGTGTGTCCCAGGAAATTTGTTTACGCCAAGGCGTGACAACAAGAAACAAGGCTACATAGCTGGTGCAGAAATGCAACGGTTAAAGGAGTTCAATCCTAGTAGCAGAGAGCATATTGCTTGGTGGTTCAAGACTAATCAGAATTGGAAACCAAACAAACTCACACCGACTGGTAAAGCAGTTATTGATGAGACTGTTCTCAAAGAAATTGGTACAAAAGAAGCGTTGGTCTTTCTCGAGATTCTTGAAACACAAAAGAAACTTGGAATGTTATCACAAGGAACTAACGCATGGTTGAAGTTGGTCAAGGATGGCAGACTTCACCACTCCTGTTTTATAGGGGCTGCCACGCACCGTATGGCACACTCACATCCAAATCTGGCACAAGTTAGTTCAGACAAGGATTGCCGTGAGCTATTTATTACAAAACCTACATGGAAACTGGTTGACAGTGACCTTGCAGGGATTGAACTTAGGCTGTTTGCACACTACCTTGCCCGTTACGACGGTGGGAGGTACGCTAAAATATTACTTGAGGATGACATCCATCAGGTAAACGCTGACAAGATAGGTATTAGCCGTCGTCAGGTCAAGACTATTACATATTGTTTTCTCTACGGAGGGGGCAACCAAAAACTAGGCTTGTCATACGACAACATGCTGTCCCCAGATGCTGCTGCAAAGAAAGGAGCAGAGATCAGAAAGGCATACATGGAGGCAATTCCTGGGCTGGAAAGCCTTGTCAACGCTACTCGGAAGGTTGCTGAGAAGGGTACAATCCGTGCCATTGACAGACGCAACATTAGAGTGGACAAAGAACACAAAGCCCTTAACTTTCTGTTACAGGGATCCGCTGCAGTCTTAGCGAAGCGGTGGCTAGTGATAACTGATGCCAACTTAAAAGATTTAGAGCATGAAAGATACGCATTTGTACATGATGAACAGGTACTTGGGGCACCCCCTGAAGTGGCTGAACAAGTGGGCGAGGTGTGTAAACTATCTGCAATGCTAGCTGGAGAGTTTTACAATTTACGTATTCCCATTGAAGCCGATGCAAACATTGGTAACAACTGGGCCGAGGTACACTAATGCTACTAATTGACTGCGACTTCTTGGCTTACAAAGCCTCGCAAGTATGCGAAACTGGTATAGATTTTGGAGAGGATGTTATAGTAGCCCAGTCACAGTTCAGTGACGTACTACAAGTCTTTCAGACAGAGCTGGATAAAGTTACTTCAGCAATGATGGATGACGACATCATCTTATATTTTTCAGACCACAAGAATTTTAGGAAGAAAATTTTTCCTGACTACAAAGGGCATAGACAGAAACGTAAACCACTAGGTTACAAACGTCTAGTAAACTATTGTAGTGAAAACTATAGATTTGTTATGATGGAGGATCTTGAAGCTGACGATGCCATAGGTATTGAAGCAACTAAATATCCTGACCCTAGTAACATTATTGTTAGTCCAGACAAAGACATGAAGCAAATCCCCTGTGTTCTATGGAACATGGCTGACGAAGTGGAGGAGATTACACTAGAGCAAGCCGATGATTGGCACCTTATTCAAAGCCTTGCTGGCGACCCCACAGATGGGTACTCTGGTTGCCCAGGAATAGGAGTCAAGCGAGCTACAGCTCTGTTAAACAAGTCCGAATCTAAATGGGATGCAGTGTGTCAAGCATATAGAGATAGAGGGTTATCAGACGATGACGCTTTGCTCAATGCACGTTTGGCTAGAATTTTACGTACAGAAGACTACGACCATGATCTTCAACAACCTATTCTTTGGACACCTAAATGACCGACTCACCTTTGATAGCCAGAACTGGCAGAGTAGAAAACTGGATTAAGAATCCTGATGGCCGTTTACCTGTATCCTGCACTGTCTTTGTTGTCGAAGATAGTATGGAAGGCCCTAACGGTATAGAAGCATCTTGGAGATTTGTCTCCCATGCTTTAAGATATGGAGCTGGTGTAGCAGTACACCTCTCAAACATAAGACCCAACGGACATGAAAATGGGAAGGGTCTAGTAGCTAGTGGCCCAGTGTCATTTGCTAAGGTATATTCTGCACTCAACGAAACCATACGTAGAGGCGGGGTATATAAAAACGGAGCTTGTGTGTGTCACCTTGACTTAGATCACGCTGACGTACTCGAGTTCATACAAACACCCAGACACCAACTACCTTGGATTAAAAGGTGTGTTGATCTTACAACTGATATGTGGGACAAGACTCCTTACAAAAAAGAATTACTCGAAGGTATAAAAGCGGGTGACATTTGGTTAAACAAAATTAAACATGATCGCTATGGAAACAGAATCTACTCCAACGTCTGTCTTGAGGTTTACTTGCCCTCACGTGGAACTTGCTTGTTACAGCATGTCTCTCTCGGTGCCTGTACTATCAGCGACATATCAAAGGGTTTCAGTGAAGGTATGTCCGACTTGTGTAATCTCCATAGCAGGACAGGTATTGGAGAATCTGGAGAATACCTTACCCCAGAAAATGACAGACAAGTGGGGCTCGGTATGCTCGGTCTTGCCAACCTCCTCAGACGTTACAAAGTTACCTACGAAGAATTTGGAGAAGCCTTAGATCAAGTTATACATGGCAATTCTGCTCACGGAAATGCAGGAAAGATAGCAGAGGAAATACAAACAGGAGTATATAGAGCTGCTGAGATAGCACGTCTTCACCATATGGTACGTGCCTTCGCAATAGCTCCTACGGCTAGCTGCAGTTATAACACAAAAGACTTGGACGGATACACCTCTTGTCCCGAGATAGCACCACCAATAGCTCGAAGCGTTGACCGTGATAGCGGTACCTTCGGAGTTACATCTTATGATTATGGCGATGTAGAGATCGCCTCAGAAGTTGGCTGGACTGCATACAAAAAAGTTGCAGACGGTATAATGACACTTCTAGGAAAGACGGGACTTCTTCACGGATACAGCTTTAACTCATGGAGTGACGTTGTAACCTACGACAATGCGTTCGTTGAAGAGTGGCTTGGAAGCCCCCAGACATCACTCTATTATTCCTTACAGGTAATGGGCGATGTTCAGGACAAGTCGAGTGCATATGCAGCCTTAGATGAATCTGAAGTCGACAGTTACTTGGATGGGATCTTAAACAATGAACCCACATGTGATTGCCAAGAATGAAAACACCTTATGATAAACTACTACTCCGCAAAAGAAAGTGGACTCCCGTACAAACGACGGCTGGGAAACTACGTGATGGCTCAGAAGAAACCATCTTCCGTGCTCTTGCAGTACGCCATATGGAGCTTCCTGTGGGTGCCTTTATCGAGGAAGCTCTTACTAAGGAGGTTCCCAAAGATGCGAGAGTACTTTTACAGTCGAATGTAAACGACGAAATAAACCATGACCTAGCGTTAGGTTACATAGTAAACGCAATGGGTGTAGATGAGAAAGCGGAAGCAGAGGCATTACGCCTCCGCACCGCATGGGAAGAACACCCAGACCACACACTAACTAAAGCCTTGGTAGCTGAACGTGCAATATTTTTTGTACTACTACCTTTCTTTAGATTCAATGGTGATGCTGGTCTACGTACAGTCAGTGCAGATATTAGCCGTGACGAACAAATCCATGTTGCTACTAACTCTCTCGTATGTGCTAGCATGGGCTTACGTCCAAGCCCTTCTTTAGACAAACTAAGAAAGGCTACAATAAACTGGATACTACAACCCTTGAAAGCGAACAACGAAGATAAGTACTTAAATAAAAATTTCTGGTTAGAAACCAGTGACCGTTTGATGTATGAAGGCAAAGCTCCTGAGTTAGCCGATACCAAACGTGCCCGTATGCCTGCGTTTTTTGAACATGCAAACACCAATTTACCCCAGTACTCTTGATTGGGGACGTATCGAAAAGATACTTGACGAACTTGACAAGCAGTTTCCTGACAAGTTTCCTGACCACAACCTATCGGAGAAAGCAATATCTTATAGGGCTGGTCAGCTGTCAATAATAAGATTACTTAAACATAAACTCAAAGGAGAATAATTATGTGTGTCGGCCCAATCGCTAATCTATTCGGAGGCGGACGATCAACCCCAGCTGCCCCACCAACACCAGCCCCACCAACTACCCCACCACCCCCAATGCCTGTACAGACAGCCCCAGTTGAGGCTCCTACAGCTCCTACTCCAGCTCCTGTAGAACAGGATGAGACAAAGAGAAAGGCAAAGGTTAAAGCAAAGAGAGTTCAAAAAAGATCTCGAGCTAGAGGCACTACACAGCTACAAACCAAGAAACCAGCGTCAGGCGGATTGAAAGGTATTAACACTTCTCAAGGCGTCAACACTGGCGGAGGCGGTAGCGGTGGCGGAGGAGGCACCTACTAATGGCCTTCGCACGGAAGCGGTACCATGAACTATCGTCCCACCGTGAACAATTTTTAAACGTAGCATATCAATGTGCAGAGTTGACCATACCTACTCTTTTGATGAGGAATGAAAACAACTCAACATACACTGATTTTCAAACACCATTCCAGTCGGTTGGAGCAAAAGGAGTTAGCACTTTGTCAGCAAAGTTGATGCTATCTCTTTTACCTCCATCGACTTCTTTTTTTAAGTTACAACTAGATGACTCTAAACTAGGTACGGAGTTACCTCCAAATGCAAAGAGTGAATTAGACTTAAGTTTTGCAAAGATAGAACGTATGATTATGGAGAGCATTGCTGCCTCCACAGATCGAGTTCAAATTTTTGCAGCTTTAAAACATCTTGTTGTCACTGGCAACGCTCTTTTATATATGGCTAAAGATGGTATGAAAGTATATCCATTAAATAGGTATGTAGTTGAAAGAGATGGTAATGGTCACGTAATGGAAATCATAACCAAAGAACGTGTAAGTAAAAAATTACTTGGCATGGACGAGGAGTATGATGGCCCCAACGATGATGAAAAGTCAGAGTATGGCGGTAAAGATTGTGATGTCTACACGTGTGTAAAACGTGATGACAATGGATGGATGTGGTTTCAAGAAGTACATGATAGAATATTACCAGACAGTTATGGCAAAGCACCTTTAGATAAAACTCCTTGGCTACCATTGCGTTTTGTAACTGTAGACGGAGAAGATTACGGACGTTCTAGAGTAGAAGAGTTCCTCGGGGATTTAAAATCTTTGGAGGCACTAATGCAAGCTCTTGTTGAGGGCAGTGCAGCTGCAGCTAAAGTAATATTTACGGTATCTCCTTCTTCAGTAACTAAACCAAGTTCACTAGCAAACGCTGGTAATGGTGCTATTATACAAGGACGTCCAGATGATGTGGGAGTTGTACAGGTAGGTAAAACTGCTGATTTCCAAACCTCATTTCAATTAGTCAATGTTTTAGAAAGACGTTTGGCAGAGGCTTTTCTTGTTTTAAATGTAAGGCAATCAGAAAGAACTACAGCCGAAGAAGTCAGAATGACCCAGATGGAGTTAGAACGTCAGCTTGGCGGACTCTTCAGCTTGCTAACAACTGAGTTTCTAATACCCTACCTAAAACGTAAGATGCACATGCTAACTAAATCCAAAGAGATACCTAGTATCCCTAGTGGTTTAGTCAAACCTACTATAGTAGCTGGTATAAATGCTTTAGGAAGAGGACAGGATAGAGAATCATTAATAACATTTATAACTACTATTGCTCAGACAATGGGCCCTCAAGCATTGCAACAGTTTGTTAATGCTGACGAAGCTATCAAACGTCTTGCTGCTGCTCAGGGTATAGACATACTTAACTTAGTTAAGAGTATGGATGAACGACAAGCAGAACAAGAACAAGCTATGCAAGCACAGCAAATGCAATCTTTAACAGATCAAGCTGGTAAACTTGCTGGAACTCCTTTAATGGATCCTAGTAAAAACCCTGAAATTATAGACGCACTTAACGGTGCTGCAACCGCTCAACAACCACCACAGTAACTATGGCTGAAACATTCACCTATGACCCTTCAAATGACCCAGAAGCTATCGCAGCTGCTGAGGCTAGAGATGCAGAATCTTTAAAAGTTGGTGAGGATCTTGTTGAAAAACAGGAGAACCTACTAGCTGGTAAATATAAAAACCCTGAAGAGTTAGAAAAAGCATACCTTGAGCTACAGAAAAAACAAGGAAAACAACCTGAGTCTGAACCTCAATCCGAGGAGGCACCTAACTACGAAGATAGGATGTACACAGAGGAAGGTAATGTCAACTATGACACAGCTAACGAACTGTATGGTGATAATTTAGGAGAGCTTTTCAAAGCAAATGAGATTGACCCGTTTGAGATGAATAAACATTTTGCTGAAAATAATGGCACACTATCGGAAGATATGTACGATCAATTAGAATCAGCAGGATTAAATAGAACTTTAGTCGATTCCTATTTAGAGGGATTACGTACTCAGATGGGAGGAGAACCACAACAGGTTTTATCTGAATCAGATGTTGAAGACATAAAAGCCATATCAGGTGGTGACAAAGCCTATGACAATTTGATGGAGTGGGCTGGTTCAAAGTTGTCTAAACAAGATGCAAAAGACTATGATGATGTTTTAGCTACAGGTAATAAAACAGCAATCACATTCGCAGTAAAAGCACTTATGGCTCAATACGAAAATGCAAATGGGCGTGACCCCAAGTTAGTCACAGGCAAACAGTCTGCTCCTGAACGATACAGGAGTATGGCTGAGGTAACTAGGGATATGGCTAAACCCGAATACCGCACAGACGAGGCATACAGAGATGATGTCCTCAGAAAACTAGCCGCTTCAAATCTAAACGTATAGGAGTTGATCCCATGAAAATGCCAAAGAAAAAAATGATGAAAGGTGGAAAGAAAGGTAAGGGGGGTAAGAAGTATTAATGCCATACTCTAGCTATTCACCAAAGCAGAAAAAGTTAGCTGCGTTAGCTGGTAACAAAAAGAAAATAGATCGGGCTGACCTGATCGCATTACGGACTAAGAAAGGTGGCAAAAAGAAAGGGCGTAAGCCTGTCTCTCGGAAGAGGGGAAAAATCTCGTAAAGGCGGCCTAACAGCTAAAGGTAGAGCCAAGTACAATCGTGCTACAGGCTCTAACCTAAAGGCCCCACAGCCAGGGGGAGGTGCTAGGAAGCGTTCTTTCTGTGCTAGAATGAAGGGTGTAAAAGGCCCTATGAAAAAACCAAACGGTAAGCCAACCCGTAAGGCGTTGGCACTCAGGAGATGGAAGTGCTAATGGCCTATAAAAAGAAAAAGAAAAAAGGAAACAGCAAATGCGGCTGCAAACACGGAGGTAAATAATGGGTAAACTATGTGCTAGAGGTAAGGCCGCAGCTAAACGTAAGTTTAAGGTCTACCCATCTGCATACGCTAACGGCTATGCCGTACAGGTATGTAAAGGTAAAATTAAAGGTAGTGACGGTAAACGTAGAACTGCCAAAGGTTACTCTAAAAAGAAAAAAAGGTAATGGCTAAATTAACACCCAGACAGGAAGCCACTCTAAAAAAACATCAGAAACATCACACTGCTAAACACATGGCTATGATGAAAAAGATGATGAGAGACGGGTCTACTTTTACAGCTGCACATAAGGCAGCTATGAAGAAAGTAGGAAAATGAGTCTTAAAAGATGGTTTAAGGAGAAGTGGGTAGACGTTAAGACTGGTAAGCCATGTGGAAGACAGAAAGGCGAAACCCGTAAAGGCTACCCTGCCTGTAGACCATCAAGGCGAGTCTCGTCTAAAACCCCTAAGACCTCCTCGGAGATGTCTAGTAAAGAACGTACTAGATTTCGTAAATCCAAAACAAGTTCAAAACGAATTAACTACAACCACAAACGAAGAAAGAGATGACACATCACAACCATGAAGGTGACAGATGGCATGTAGCAGAGGAGGTAAATGGCCGACTCGCAATGCTAGGTATATTAGCAGCTATAGGTGCCTACGCTTGTACAGGGCAGATTATACCAGGAATTTTTTAAGCCACGTCCGTTCATCCCTAACGGGACGCATGCAACCTAATCATGGAACGGGGGTTAGGGTATATGGAGATTACAATGACTGTAACTTACGTATATCGTGGCATTGAGTACACAAGAGTAGTCAAGAAATAGTTGACTTGGGAGGTGCAACTCCTCCCTACTCTATTGGCTTCTGGCCCCTACGGGGATACCCATAAGCCGTCTAGACGGTGGGATAGACCACAAAAACATAGTGAGTCGCATAAGACTTGCAACTTTTCACGTGATAAGACGATAATTTATACCTAAATTTTTTTTAGAAAAATGGCACAACAGTCAACAAATGATCCAGCTTCACAATTAAATCTGGGTCGCATTAACGGTGCTGGTAACGCTACTAACAATAGGGATTTATACCTAAAATTGTTCAGTGGAGAAATGTTTACTGGCTTCCAAAGAGAGACAATCGCTAGAGATTTAGTTCAAAAAAGAACACTCACAAACGGTAGGAGTTTACAGTTCATCTATACTGGACGCACAACAGCCGAGTATCATACTCCAGGAAATTCCATCCTAGGTAATGACCAGAAGGCACCTCCAGTAGCTGAGAAAACAATTACAGTCGATGATCTCCTTATTTCTAGTGCGTTCGTATATGAGCTAGATGAAACACTCTCACATTACGAATTGAGGG